TAACACCGGTCCAGGCTGTCAATCTTGTCAATCTGGCTGGATTTATTGAGGGGTTGTGTGAGCATCGTCCTGGTGCACCGAAGTCGAACACGGGCAATAATGGGCGGTTTCGTGTCGTGAATAATAATTAGAGTAAAGCCGGTATGGCATTGCAGGGCAGGGCATGCCAGTGCAAAGTAAAGCAAAGCCAGTAAAGCAGGGTGGAGCACGGCATGGCACCGCGAGGCAATGTATCACAAAGCAACGCCAGTAATGCACCGTACAGTACAGTAGGGCACTGCAGGTCAAGGTAAAGCAAAGCCAGTAATGCAGAGCAGTGCAATGCACGGCATCGCACAGCAGAGCAGGGCAGAGAAAAGCCAGTACTGCAGGGCATTGCATAGCAAAGCAAGGCATTGCAAGGCAACGCCAGAAGTTCAAAGCAATGTAGTGCAGGGCAGAGTAGGGCAAAGCAACGTAAAGCCAGTAATGCACAGCACAGCACAGCACTGCACGGTGGAGCAGAGCACGGCATCGCAAGGCCAGTGGTGCAGACCAAAGTGTTGCAATGCACGGCACCGCAAAGTAATGCCAGCAACGGAATTGGTTCGGAGAAGAGGCATCTCTAACCAATTTTCAATAGTCCGAAAGGAAAAGAGCAATGGCCGGAGTATTCAAATTTCGCTCGGGAAGAGCAATTGTTAACATCAATCCTCAGACGTGTGGGGAAGAACTGGAACGACTTAGAGTTGAGAAAGGCCTTCTCACGCCTGAAGTTGTTGTGGATGCTGCCACGGATGCAACTTCTCCATTGCATGCGGCATTTGAGTGGGATGATACGGCGGCGGCTCATCAGTATCGCATCTCTCAGGCTAGGAGATTGATAACTAGTATAAGGATTGTCAATTCGCCAGCTTCTCCTTCGGTTGTGGCTTACGTCAGTGTAAAGACTTCGGAGAATCCGAGATCGTATATACCGACGGTCGAGGCGTTGAGTAATGAGGATATTCGAGCTCGCCTCATGGATGAGTTGGATCAGTTCATTCGAACCCTGAAGTCGCGTTATTCCGGCTTCGAGGAAGCTATGCGGGTGATTGACATCATGAAAAAGAGTATAGGTTGATGTTCGGATTGGATCAAGGCAATGCATGGCACAGCACAGCATCGCACGGCAAAGTAAAGCCAGCACTGCAGGGCAGCTCAATCCATAGCAGGGCAACGCAAAGCCAGTAAAGCACCGTAGGGCAACGCAAAGCATGGCAAGGCACTGCAAGGCAAAGCCAGTAACGTAACACAAAGCATTGGGTTAGAGAAAGCACGGCATGCTGTTATAATGACGGCATGCCGTGCTTTTTTCATAAGTCAAGACAGGAGCCGATGTCATGAAGCGTTCAGAGATGACGATTGAGGAATTGCAAAAGGATGTGGAACGACGTCGACTCATCGTAGAGCAGCAATCTCTTCAGGCTATGGAGGGTGTCGGTGGTTTTGGCTTTGATTGGTTCGGAGATTATGTCAATCCGGCTGAGCCGTTATTCGATAGTCCGGATTTCTTCTATCCACTCATCGGCGAGAATCTTCCTTTCAATCTTGATAATCGACTCAAGGGCGAACTGCTTCCCGTCTACATCACGGAATACGGTCTCAAAATTCTGCGTGACTACAGTCGTTGGTTAGACGCATACAACCCATACGCGATCAATCTCCGCAAGAATTGCATCGCTTTCATCTGCGGGAAGGGATATGGATATGGATGCACGCCAGCTGATAAGGATTCAGATTTTCCTAATGGGGATCGAGAGCTGTGCAAGATTGCTCAACGTATCCTCGATCGGTTCATGCAACGAGCTAACTGGAACGAATGGGAGCAATGGTGTGTCCACAAGGGTGTCGTAGATGGGGAATCCTTTTTAAGGTTCTTTCATACAGGTGGTGGAGAATGTGTTGTTCGTCCTATCGAACCGGAGCATGTACGCAGTCCGGGGGATCAGTCGGCACATCGGTCCTTTGGAATTGAAACTCCTGAATACGATATCATGGACGTCTTGGGTTTCTGGATTGTACTTAATCCTGCTGTCACATGGACACCTTATTTTGTCGAAGGTGATAATGTCGTTCACATTCGCAATAATGTCGGAGCTACGGCCAAACGCGGTTATCCGACATTGATACCAGTTCGTCGCAACTTGATACGGGCTGACAAATTACTTCAGGTCATGTCAACCTTGGCTAGCTCTCAATCAACTATCGCAGGCATCCGAAAGTGGGATCAATATTCGGCATCAGCGGTACAAGCCTTTCAGCAACAAAATGCCGACTTGACAGTGCAAGATCCGATCACGGGTCAGAATAGATTTATGAAACGTTATATGCCTGGCACATGGATTGATGCTCCGAAGAACGTCAATTACGAATTTCCGGCCACCAAGGTGCCGGCGGCAGCTCTTGTGGATGTTCTTCAAGCCGAACTGCGAGCTATCGCGTCAAGCATGGGCTGGCCCGAATTTATGCTTGGCTCGAATGCCGACACGGCTAATTATGCCACGGCAATGGTGGCGGAGGCCCCTGGCGTCAAGAATTTGGAAGTTATGCAGGCGTTCTATGCTCGGCAATGGGGAGATGGCATCTATGGCGGTCCGGCCAAATGTGGTTCTCTTTGGCGAGTTCTCGAGTATGCCATTGAATGGGGCAATGCACCACATGAGATTCTCGATCGTGTAAAGATTCAGGCTGAACCGCCAACACTCGTTGCTCGAGAACGGGATAAGGAAACGAATCGAAACAAGATACTGTCTGATGAAGGCATTCTCTCCAAGGCTACGTGGTCTAAACAAGAAGGATTGGACTATGACCGTGAACAAGAGTTAGGTGCTACAAAGGCAATGGTTCAAGTGCCCGAGATGCCATATAAGGGCAAGGATGAAGAAGTACCTAAACCGCCTTCACACGACCGACGATTACTCAAGAAAGATATGGGTGAATCTTGGGAATCATTGATCAGAAGTTCTTTGAAACTATGTGAATACTTCGATTCCAGCAAACATCCTAGAGCTGATTCTGGTCCTCACGGTGGCGAGTTTACCAAAAATGGTGGTTCGGGCGGTGCGAGTACAAAGACTCCAAAGGCACCATCTGAAAAACATAGTAGACATAAAGATGCTAAGAGAAATTTTGTAGGGAAGATAATTGGCACAGCACAAGCTTTCAAAAAGGCTGTGACTGATGCTGCCAACCGAGTAGGGAGTGCAGTATGGGACAGGATGCCGGCAAAGGCCCAAAAAGCAGCAGCTATGGCTTTGGCAATCGGAAAGCATGTTGAGCATAGGGCAATGACAGCGATGAGGAAAGGCAAGGAATTGGCTACTGAAATTGCAATTGAACGAGGATTCTCAACGGAACATGCAACTAAGGTAGGTCAAGTGATTGGAACTTTAGATCAGATTTCATCGTGGACAGTCAACTTTCCGGTTGGTCATGCGTTGACAGGATCTCATCTCGGTGGCAAGGTTGCCACATTGGTCCCTTTAGCCTCGATGGCTTATGTTGCCTATTCGACCGCCCGCAATCCGTTTGCCACGATCCGAGCAGCCAAGTCAGTCATTGGCAAGAAAGGTTCTCGTATGCATGAGAGCAAATTGTCCGGTGATACGATTGCCGAACTTATGGAAAGATTAGATCTAAACGGAGGCGATGAGTGGTATATCGCTTTAGTATATGCGGCTTTGGATGTAACACATAACTTAGAAGAAGCCATAGAAATGGCTGATTTAGCTTATGCGGAAAACCCGGAAGGACCGGATGAAAATTAATATTCACCAGGTAGAAAATTAATGTGTCCACTGTGGACACATTATTCCGAATGGACAAACTAAGCATGTGCATCTCAAATCATTTAACGTAAGTCCTTATTCCAATTGGACTAAAATAAAAATCACATCTTGACGCACTTGGTCTTGACATTGACAATCATGTCATGAGATCCAAGAAGCGTCCGAGATTCCGAGAGAGCGTCACTGCCGTTAGTGGGCAGCGACGGCGACGCATCTTGGAATTTACTCAAGCTTCGACTGGCACTGATCGTAAACTCGAGGTATTGCCAGAACAATCTCTTATTCAGAACTGCTGCGTTCTTGGCTTAGTAAGTCGCAACAAACGGAAGTATGTAAAGCAGGCCGTCGAATCGGCCATCAGTCTCTATGAGAATAGTCCCGTCTTTCTAAATCATCCAGACAATCCAAAAGGTCATCGTCGGGTTGAAGCCCGCATCGGCAAGCTTGTCAACGTCCATATGGACGGAGACAAGTTGCGAGCCAGCTTACGTTATAACCCTAGACATACGTTCGCTCCAACCTTGGAATGGGCCGCTGAGAATGATCCGGATCTTCTTGGCCTCAGTCACAATATCGAGGCTGAAGGCCGGGAGATGCCGGATGGCACTTTTGTTATCGAGCGGATTGTTGATGTGCGATCCGTAGATCTAGTGGCTGATCCAGCTACAAATCGAAACTTGCAAGAGGATAAGGACATGGACCCGGAATTGGAACAAGATCACATGGGTATGGATGGAGGAGACATGGAGGGAGATCCGGAAAAGCATCTGGGCCATTATATCTATGCTTGCACAAGTGATAGCAAACTTTCTCGTGAAGAGAAGCGGAAAAAGATTCTCGGTGCTTTGAAGCTTCTAGATGATGAAGAGGAAGAAGAAGAGTGGGATGAAAAAGATGAAACAGATGAAGACGGGGAATCAGATGAAGATGGCGAATCGGATGAATCCGATCACGAAACTCATGGCGACGAAGACGGTCATGAAGGCGATATAGAGGAACACCCGCCGGCTCGTAAAGGGAAAGCCAAAGAGGAATATGACATGATCCGTGGATTAGCAAAAAACTCTAAGAGCCGAAAGGTGCGTGTTCTTGCTGAGCAGATGTTACAAGAACTTCCAACCTCCAAAAAGCCTTCTAAATCTTCTGGCATCGGAAGAAATCTGACTGAAGAGGCAGTAGTTAAGCATCCTCTTTTCAAGAAGATGCAAAAGCGTCTAGACGCTCTCGAAGCCAGTCAGATCGTGAATCAAGTTCAACAACAGGCCGTTGAGTTATGCAAACGAGCTAAGTTGCCTAAAAGAGCTATGACGAAACTGTTTATGGAGCAGTTGGTCGATGCTCCGGATAAGAAACGGATGCTTGAGCTGATTGAAGAACGACGTCAGCTCATTGGCATGGCTGTGCCGACTTCGGCCGGTCCGACCGGTTCACGCGGCGACCGGGTATCACTCGATCAATTCGCAAATTACGTTCGCAACGGATATTAATGTGGTCCCCGGGACCACATTATTGAGCGTGCTTAAATTGCAGGGATCTTGAGGAGAATTGTCATGAGTCAGGGGTTGGATACTCAGCGATATCAATATGGCGATGCCCGTCCTGTGCAAGTAGCATTTGATCCGACAATTGGTTGGCCCGTTGGGCAAACCTATTGGACTTCCGGACAACCGGGTTATGCGATATCGCAAGGTGACATGTGTTATATAGATCCACAAGATTTTTATCGTGTCAAGGCTGCTGATGCATTCCCGTGGACAACAAATCTCGCCACGACACAACAAAATTTCGCCGTTCAATTTCTAGGGATTTCATATCAACGATGGGATGGCAACAATCTCGGAGCTTATGGCATTAAAGATGGTTTTCTCCGAATTGATATCGGTGGTGTCTATCAGATGGCCTGTGCGGCGGGATCAACATTCGGACCCGGAGACTTTGTCGGTCCGGCTCAAAACGGATCAGCCAATCAATTGGCCCCTCAAACGGTTGTCAAAGTTGCATCATTAAATGAGGCCATTGGTTGGGTCGATCAATTCGCTTCGAGTTCAAGTACCGTCTTAGTTCGTCTACTGGATCGTTCTACCGGATATAACGTCGGATCCAATCTGTTGCCGACGACCACTACGTCGACGACTACCACGAGCACGACCACGACGACTACCACGACGACTCCGTAAACAAGCATTTGATAGGATTCAGTATTTCCTCTTGTGATTGGGATGGAGTTTTAACATGGTCCGCAAGGCATCAAATGAATTTGAGATCCAAGAGGATTTCTCCGGGTTTGGAGGCGGATTCGTTCCGTCTATTGCAAGTGGACGCATTGATCCCGGTTACAATTCTCCAGTTCCAGAGCCGGACATCCCTTACGTAGATCCAACTCCTTATCGTTGGGGTGGCTTGGCATCGAAAGGCCAATGTCTCCGGACTATGTGGGAGTCGATGGGTCCGGAAGGCTGTCTGATGAATCTCAAGAGCTGTCTTGAGAGCGGTCGTTTACGGGCCGGCGATTTCAGTCTAAAGGAAATCGCACTGTCGTTTTGTGGTCGGCAGTGGTATGAGCGACTCAACCCGATGATGACAAGTCGCTATGGCATGATGCCGATCATGGAAGCGGGAGAGGGTGTTGACGTATCGGCCTTCAGCAATATCACCGGGCAGATTTTCTACAATCGAATCCTCGAAGGTTGGAAGAACGCTACTTTGGTTGCGGATAGGATCTTTGACCGGTTCCCGACGACTCTTGATGGCGAGAAGATGCCATGGTTGAGCCACGTCATCCAAGAAGGTCAGCCGATTCATCCCGGCATGCCATATCCGGAAGCCAACTTCGGCGAACGGTACGTTACGACACCGTCTACCACGAAGTACGGTTTGATCGTTTCTGTAACGAAGGAAATGATCTTCTTTGATCGGACCGGTCAGGCTCTAAGGGCTGCCGGTGAGACAGGTTTTAAGCTTGGTTACAACAAGGAAAAACGCTGTCTAGTTGTATTCCTTGGCATGCTCAATTCTTACAACTTGAACGGGACAACATTCAATACTTATCTGACTGGTCCGCAGAGTCCGCCTTCTTATGCCAATGCTCAATCCGGAACTCCTCTAGTTGATTACAGTTCTGTTCAAGCGGCATTGACATTAGCCAGTCAGATTCTAGATCCGGACACATTGAATCCTCTCGACAATATCGAGATGAAAGATCTATTCGTCATGCCAGCTCGTCTGTTGCATGCCAGAGCCCTGGTAGGGGCAACCGAGTTCTGGGGTACATATCCTGCGTTCAATAGTTCTCCGGCTGCCACACAACCATATGGCAATTTGCAAATGCATTCTCCGACGCCATTGGGTCGAATGGAGTTGATGACATCGAATATTGCCTATCAGTTGATGGTAAATGGTTCAATTTATGCTCCGGCCTTTACGCCATTAACATCTACTCAAGTTAATGATCGATGGTGGATCGGCGATTTCAAACGCAGTTTTGCGTATATGGAAAACTGGCCGATCACCGTAGTTCAGGCACCAAATCAGAGCATCAAAGAATTCGAGCAAGATATCGTATTGCGGTACAAGGCTTCGGAGCGTGGTACTCCGGCAATCATCGATCCTCGTTACACATTCGCACTCTATAACTCGTAAGAGTTTATCATGGGCAAGATTTGCGAGTTAATTGTAGATGATGATGGCGAATTGGATTGGAGCAATTGCGAAAATGCTCCAGCAGATTCGCCAGTTTATTTTCATGGCGTACAAGTTGGAATTGTTTGCAAGGATTGGATAGAAACTTTCAACACAAATACTCTTCCGTTATCTATAAGACAAGATTTCCGGAACAGATTGGAAGGCGTGAATCATGGCAAATGACAAAGCAATTAAAGCTGATGCTTCCCAACCTCCGGCGGGTCCGGATGTTTTTAGCAAGGCTGCTGAGATCGGCAACGCTCGTCGCCGCGGCGAAACTGATGGACCAGAATCCGGTGCATTATCTCAATCTGGTCCAGTGGTTCCACCGCCTCAATTCAATCGCTTGCGGCCGGATCCGAATATTCCACTTCCTAATCCTCCGGCTCCTCCGCCACAGGAACGACCGAGGACTCCTGAAGAGCAGGATCAATTGGAAAAGGCTTACGCCACAATTCGTAGACTTTCCACTATTCATCCATTCGGTCCAGGCGGCCAGCCGGCTGAACGTGTTCTCAAGAAATTTAGAGTCAGGTTATCAGGCGTTACTTCCGGACGTACTTCTAATGGTCCGGCTGGAATTGATCTTGAGGAATATCAGCTCAAGCATTTCCCCGAAAAGATAGATTTCTATGCCTACAGCGAGAGTGAAGCTTGGGATATGTTTCTCAAATCTTGGGGAATAGTTAAGACAGACCATTCGCCAAGTATCACTGAAGTAAGGGATCTTGTAGAAACTCCAGCCGGGGAACAATTGGCTGCAGTAGGGTAAATCGTGCCGATCAAGCCTTGTACATGTGCCGGTGGTGGCAGTGGCCGTAGATGGGGGGATCACGGCCATTGTTATTGTGGAAAGGGAGCTGCTCACAAGGCTTCTAAACAAGCGGCAGCTGCTTATTCTCATGGGTACAAGGGTGAGCAAGAGGATGATGAAAGTGATGGCTTCGGTCGAACGGTACGAAGGCTTCTCGAGAAGATAAGAGTTACAAAGAGTGGTTAGCCATGTCTCAACTCGGCAACATTGGTTATCCTCCTATCGCATCTCCTCTTTTGCCACAGCTTCAATATCAGCTCCAGCAAACGCTCAACATTCTTAGCCTGGTGTTAGCAACGCCAGGCCCTACCTATAACGTCGATGGTCAGAGTGTCGATAAGAATGGCTATCTCCGTGAGCTAAGAGAAACAGTAACTTTCTACAACGAACAGATTCAGATCAATGGCGGTTGCTTCGAGTTCCAAACCCAGGCTTGCCCCGGTGGTGGATCGGGCGGAGCCGTCTGGCCCATATAGAGGATGCTATGGGCCTTATCTTGAATGAATCACAAGACTTCCAATATGTAGACAACACAGAGAGTGTTGTCTATTATCGTCGTCTCACCAACACCACTTTTGACAATGGCACGATTGTTCCTCACGCCTTGCGTCGACTGGCCACCAAACAGGAATTGACGGCCGGTGGTGCTTCATTGGCAATGCAGGGGTTAGTGTGGAATATTTGGACAGCAGAAGTCGGTGGATCGGCAACGACTGTATTTAGTGACCCATCTGCTAATTGGGACGGTTCAGCAACTATAACTACCACAAAGCCAACAACTTATGTAAAGAATGGCCAATTGATCGCCATCGGATTGAGTTATGTTGTACGAATAGTTTCAGTTGTCGGTAATACGATAATCGTTTCAACTACTCCTTTGACAGGAACGCCACCGGCAGCCGGAACCTTGTCGGTTGTGATTGTTGCTTCTAATCCGCAAGTCAATGACAAGATCGGAAGTGGGCCATTTGAACTGTTTGATTTGAGCATGATTGTTAATGGTGGGACAGGATATCTTGTCAGCGATATATTGACATTGCCGGGAACATTTTCAATCCAGGCAACCTTACAAGTTTCGAGTATAAGTGCGGGTGGCGTCATAACCGGAGCTAACGTTTTGGCTGAAGGCAATTACACGACATTACCTTCTAACCCTGTCCAGGTAGCGGGAGGGAGCGGCATGGATGCCGCATTGAATTTCGATTGGATGCCAATAGATCCTGGCAATTATTGGAGTTGTCTTCGTGTTGAATGGGCGACCTGGCGGACGCGTTGGCGAATTACCACGGTTCAAGAGTTATCCTGATGCCGGTTGGCAGTGTTTATTATTCGATCCTGGAAGCGGTTGGTACGGTAATAACCAACCTCAATCTCAATTTCACTCCACCGGGTGGGGTGATAATCAATCCATCAGTGACTGTATTGAAGGAACCGAAATTTCAACGGCAGATTGATTCGCCAATGCCGGTAATAATGGTGGCACCTTCAATTGAACGTCAAGTGATTGAACAAGCTTCCGCTGAAGGTTATGTGTTTGTTACTTATCCGGTAGAGGTGGCCATATCGGCCGCAGGCAATCGAGATTTCGTAACAAACATTGATATATGGCTCAATTGGAGACAGCAGATAAGAAGTCAATTCTGTGCTACACTATTACCGGGAGTTTCTCAGGTCTTCTTATCCGATGCTGACCCTGATCCGGCTTGGGATAGAGAATTGATTCAGAGCAATTATGATCGATCATCCTTAACATTGCG